TTTGTCTCTTACACACTATTGAAATATTATAGATATTTGCTAAATAGGTCACTTGTTGTAGTTCATAAAACTAAAACAATCACCCTATTTAGCAATCACAATACAACAATAATAAGTTCGAAATCACACACTAATACTTGCTCGCGTCATCACCCAACCCAATACTTGACTGTGTTGGTCACTGACATGAACAATTACTACGCATAATTCAAAAGAAAGGATGCTAACGGAGTAGATTATTCTATTATTAAACTAATCCACCTTCACTAAATCACATACTAACACCTAGCAGTGAATGCATGTCACGACGAACATCGCTTGCCGTGTGCCGTTCCGTGTCCTCTTCTTCGGTACCCACTTTTCCATCCAAACCAAACAACTTCGTCTTGGTGTTTCGAAGAGCCGCCGCTTTCATTTGTATATGTGTTTCTCGCGCCCTGTTAGGAGTTCGAGATGTCATCTCATAAAAGTCAAATGCATAGCGAGCTAAACTGTAGTCGTTCAGATTTCGTTGACTGCCATACCTTGGCATGTACCTTTGTTCCGAGTTTCTTTTCTCAATATACGCCTCGGCTGCGTTTGAGAAATGCGCCATAATTTGTCGAAAAGTTGGTTGCGCATTCTCAAGTACTGGCTGCAATGGATATTCAACCTGTTCCTCTCCATCCATCATAGTCCAATTGCCTTGTAAATTTGGTGATGTCCCATTTTCGATGCACCAAACCATTAAGCCGTTTAGTATAACTGACATCTGCTCATCAGTTACACCATAACTTTCTCTTACCTTATCATACCAATGATCAAATTGTGTGCGAGTCGCCCTTGTGTTTGAAATTTCTGTTTGCTCAGGGCTATATTGGATAAGGTGCTGCAGATTGAGGACTGCCTTTCCTCGCACTTTTGGTAGCATCATCTTGTCGCTGATTTGCTTCACTCGTGCTACAGAGAACGTTCCAACATTAACGTCCTTGTCTTGTTGTCGCGCAACACTATCCTGTTGTCGACCAGAACCGCCAGCGTCCATGGATTCCGCCTGATGCCAAACTTCCTCTTCATCCGATTCTAATGATATCTCTGCCAATTTTTGAAGATAAGGTTCTATATCATTAAGAATTACCTTTCTGTCCTTGTAAAGCGTTATCAGGGCTTGCTCAGAAATATATCTCGTTTGCCCCTGTGCATGTAGGGCACTATATGGTTCCTGTGTCACCATATAAGCGTAAAACTTCCTAATCTCTTGCAGCAAGTTAGGAAAGCCCCATGCTTCAATCATGGCAGCGCAGACTGCCTCAATTCGATGTTCAGGAAGTATACTTCTGTCCCATTCCAAAATAGAAACCACTCGCTCTGCTTTTATTTTGGGTATGTACATATCCCTATCCCACAGAGCTTGATGGGACATAAAGCTCAATTGTTCCTTACTATATGTACGATCGTTAAAGTCGTAGTTCAACCCTAGCTCCGAAAATGAATCTTGTAAGGAATCCAAAATGTGTTCTCCTCCAATCGGATTGACTGCAATTATCAAATCGTCACCATTAGCAAAGTAGCGTATCCTGCTATCCATCGCTTCGAATGGGATGTCCAGTTTCGCGAGAGAATAGTTCATTGCCAAAACCACCATCAGTGTGTTGTCAACAACTGTCGACGGTTGCCCACTATTATTGCCACGAAACTTCTTAACAACTGTTCCGTCAGGTGTGGCAATCGGAGTATATATAATCTCAGTGTAAAGATTCGACAACATTTGTTCACCAATATCCCACTCCTCCATGAATTCTAGGCGTAACCTCAAAACACTGTTGATAAGAAAAGGTGTTAGTGAGCTATCAAATTGCGAACCATCTGCGTCACAATACAACCAACCAGTCGGAAGCTTGGCCATAAACTCATCCCATCCTCTGTAATACTTGCATATTCCAACAGTCCAAGGCGCTTGTAAGTGCTTTGCATAAAATTGTGCATTGAAGTCATCAACACAAACTTTTGCACCTAACAACGTGTCCAAGGGTGCTGCTGTGAAAGTTCTTGTCTTGCCAGCTCGAACTTTTTCAATTGGTCGCAACTCAGCCTTAAGCGATCCGTTCCACAACCCAAACTTCCCGCTCCACAAACGAAAACAACTGGCCTCCACCAATTTTTGTATTGCTTCTTCGCTCATACCTTCAAAATATTGCTGCTTCTTCCCAGTATACAAGGCTCCGACTGCTGCTTTAAGATTCAGGCTCTTGTAAATTTCTATTCCGTCCGTTACATACTGGCAAGTTTCAAATCCCAAGTCCCGAAACATGCGAACAACATTGTTGTACCCTTCTTCAAATTTCAAGAAATTGACTTCCCCCAAAACTATAGGTTTGCTGTATTTCATGATGTCTCTAACGAAAGCTTCTTTACTGAGTATGCTTTTTGAATAGTGCCCCATGAGAGGTCGAAAGAAAGTCTCAGCTTCAGGTGTTTCATTAAGATATTTCATGAAACATTGGCACGGTCCTTTAACAACGTGTTTTGTAACCAGTTGATTTGGTAAAATGGCAACAGCCTTCAGATTATCCTTGAGCTCTCGAAATAGCCATCCAGATTCTTGACCTTGCTCATAAACTGGATCTGAAAAGAGTGAGGACACTTCTTTCATTGCCTTAAAAATGTTGTCCGGCTTATTCTCCTGCAATTTGAGTCCATTCCAGCTTACTTCATTTGGGTTGTACTTCCAGTTGGATGTCCATGCTTGTTGTTCTAACTTATCAAGGTATAATTCCTCGAAATTACTTGGTATCGAAGCGAAGAAGTTTTTCGAGTTTGTGATCGTTGACAAACTATGAATACCAATTATAAACCCATCTTTTGTTGACGTCAAAGGCAACCCACAATGCCCATCCTTCGTAGAAATCCAATGTTGCCAAAATTCCCCATTTCCAACAGGGTAAACCGAACTTGTTTCAGAAACTAGACTCGAGACATATCGCTCCTGAAAGTTTGATGCGATGAGGCACACTTTGTCGTCGCTGGATGGCGCTCGAAATCGTAATCTCCTCGGTAAGACAGGAAAATCTTTCGGCATGCGAATGATTAGAATATCTGTCTTACCGACCGGTGTCATTTTAAGTTGCGTTGTATTCTTTACGACAAAGTCTCCATGTTGTGACTGGACCTTCAGGATGCCATTGTTATTCTTGAATAAGTGACGATTTGTGATTATGTATCCACCGTAGCCCAAACCATACAGCGAAGCGGAATGACCATCAGACTCATTAGTCAAGCGACAAACAACACTTGAGATCACGTTGTAATCCCTGAGACCCCTGTTGAGATTCTTTCCTTCGTGTTCCACGTCATCAAGACAATTCGATTCTGGTACATCGGATGCTCTAATATTTTGTGCTTTTCCAGTTTGTCTCAGCACAAACTCATTCTCTGGAAACCCAGCTATGGTGCCCGTTCGTGTTAACAACAAAGGGTTATGCGGTGTGAGATCAACTTTCAAAGCTGCGTCGCTTTTATTCTTCATGTAGAATGCCTGAATACCTGGATTTGATATAATAGCTTGCTTCTCAAGTTTATCCTCACAAATAAGTTGTGATCTAATTTCTGCAAAGCGTTCTTGAACCAAATCTATTGCCATCAGGGGATTCTCATCTTGTGTTGCTCCAGTTAATGGATCAAGATAACGAACAATCGTGTACTCTGACGGATCAAAGCCATATATATTCATGAAGTGTCTTGTCTTAGTACCCATTCCACGGGTGCCATGCTTCCCTTTTGCCTTTCCTTTTGATGTGTACGCTTCTCCAAAATGATGCTCAATTGTTCCATCGTCGCCATGCACTTCTCGACCAAGTTTGCCCAATGCAGTATTTCGAAACTTAAGTTTCTGTCTCTGTCTTTTCCCCATCCCTTGATGGGAAACTTCTTCACCAAACTTACCTTTGAAAAACTGCCATATCATCCAAATTCCTCCACTCAGAACACAACCATTCACAAATATATCACGAGTTAGTAGTTCTCCATTCCATTTACCTCTCAATCCTAGTGCACGAGAGATAGATTTAGTGTCTTGATGTTGGACCACATGCAACACTCCATAATTTGAGAGCACTTCACTATCTTGGGCTGTGTTAGATGAGGCTGCGAAATCCAACAACTGAGCTTTCGCTCGCTGTAATAGCTCGATGTTGTCGCTTGTGTGATCAACAGCATATCTGGATCGTAGTGCATTCGCAATTGATGCTAGTGAGAAAGAACCAACCGAGCAATTCTGCATCTGAAGTGTTTTGAAGTATGCTTGTTTTTCTTGCTCTTGAGCAATCAAGGCGTTTATTATTGTTACAGTTCGAGGGATGGCAATTGGATCCGTACTCAAAGTATATGCAACTTTGGCCGCGCAATGTGTCGTGAGCCTCCCAAATCCAGCATCCCCTCTATGTTCGATAACACACTTCCACAGTTTCTCATACACCTTATCTGGAACGTCCTTAAGATAAAACGGTAGTCGCGTTTCTTCTGGTAATTCCAGTTTAGCGCCCATAGATCTATATTGTGAAACTGTTATCCATGAACCCGTATGCTTGTAAGGAACTGCTAATGTGCTCAAGTGTATCTCACTATCCCTAAGTTTGTATTGTTTCAATATGTCATGAACTATAGGATGCATGGTGCCGTTAAAACGAACGAGTCCAACAGTGAAGTATGGTGAAAGTTCAAACTGCATCATCGTTGTTGCTTGCTTTCTAGTACAATTGCTAAGAAGACTAGTTGTGACATTGTGTGTCATAACCGGCAGTCCATAGACAAAGCACAAGAAAGCTGCATCAGTTGCTACAGCTGTTGGAATCTCTGTGATACCCTTCTCAGTGTGACCGATTCTAAGGGCATGTCCTTCTTTCACGCGACCAACTCGCCCCAATCGCTGAATTCTCTCTCCATATGATACAGCCATCTTTTTGAAAACCATCATTCTATTATCTATGTCAATATCTGCACAAACTTTAACACCAAAATCAACAACTACATCTATGTCTAGCGTTACACCGTTTTCTATAATGTTAGTTGCGACCACAAAATGTTTATTTAAAGGACTCCCTCGTGTTCTAATTTCGACACTCCCCACTTTCATGGTTCTGCCATCGACCTTTGTTACGGAGTATCCCTTATCTGTTAATAATTTACTTAAATTATCTACGTCATTATAACTTGCTACATATACTAGAATATTATCGCCTTTCGAAACTACATCTACATTACTACCAGTTCCTTGCTGCCGCACGAAGGCCTCGAAAGAAATGCTTTCTTCTGTTGCTAATGAGACTGTCTTCATAGTCGTAAACTCTGTCTCACGTCCAGGTGGTGTGGCTGACACTTTCAGAATCTTTCCTGAAAACTGCATCTCCTTGAGGAGGCTATAGAAAGCCATGGCAGAACTATCTAACACATGGCACTCATCAAAAATTATGTACATATAAGAATTCAGAAGGTTGCGTGCGTTTGCTAGATAGTGTAAAGCATATCCGCTGGTCATTACATCAATTGCATCTGAACCACAAGTAACCAATCCTCGCATCCTCAAAGTTGGGTTTACGAGGAATGGTTCATTTCTCAGTTGTTTGCAAACATTTTCAGCCAAAGGTCTCGTCGGTTCAATGATCAATACTTGGCCTTTGCTGGACAAGTTGAATGGTAAACCAGTTGACTTACCCGATCCAACTCCACCGCGTATGAGGAATTCATGTTGTGATGTCGTATGGATTTTGTTGCAAACTTCCAAACACGTTGCGCGTGTAAATTCCATGAAGTAACCGCCCGTTCTGTAATGCGACACCACTCTATTGGTATTGAGTTGTTGCTGCCACCAATCTCCAAATGTAACATCAAAAGTTGTATGGTCAATTTGTTTTTCGTTGTCTAACGAGAAATCGATTGTCAGGTTCTTTTCACTTATGATGTCTTGGATGTCATCTAGCTGATGATAAACCCCACCTTCAATCGTTCCAAGAACTCCTTTCACTTTGTTGAGAATTTTAAAAAGACTATCACTTCGCTCCGGACTATATAGCATAGAAAGAAGTGTAACAAACGCAATTATCTTTTCAAGGTTTTGCTCTTGTTGATTCTTTACTTGGAATTTGACGACATCAAAACCTTTCCAGAATGTCTCATAATGCTCCCAAATTTCGTCGCCAAGTCTCCTAACAACGTCCTCAAACTGTTCAACTGTTGGCAGTTGGTCGTTTTGTTTCAGTGAGAGATATGCATGATAAATCGCTTGATCCATTTGATCTTGTTTCTCTCGCTTCTTCTGCATTTTATATTTCTGATGAACGTGTAGCCAGGCTTGAGCTTGATTTATGATTCCCATCAACAATGTTATGATAGCTAACAGATTTGCCACCTTAATTAAATCTGGGATGCTTGCATTAACCAAGGAGAGAACCGATCTGATGCACTTCCGTCTCACGCTTTTACACATTTCCTTGACATGTCTACAACAACCAGTGCGTACTTCTTTGCACTTGTTCTTCGCGCATTCCGCAAATTGCTGCAGTGACTTTCTGCATACGCCGCTCGAATCTGCTGTGTCGAGTGGGACGAAAGATTCTTTCAACTTTCGCTGTGCTTTTGACCATTGCCAACTTGCATAAAATTTTTCCGACCAAGACAGCTCGTTCCATGACGCTTCCAATTCGTTGCAATAATTTTTTTCAAAGATTTCGAGCGTTCTTTTGTCATGAATGAAAAATCCGAGATTTCCAAGCTGTTCATTGGATTCACAACGCGACTTTAGTACCAACAAAGTTTGGGTGACTATGTTATATGACATTTGTGTACGAAAACCAGTGAATACCTCATTGAAAACATTCTGCGCATGTTGCTCAAGGATTTGATGTTGCTCTACTAGCAATCTTGCCATAGACACTTTCTTTGTAAGCATCTCCAGGATGGCGACGAGTCTAATAATAGACTCATCCTTTCCTATCCAGTACTCTGCTGCTTGGTCGAAGGATCCACTATTAAACAAAGTCATAAGCAAGTGTGGTGATAGAATCGCTAATGCTAGTAAACAAGGTTCTTGTTCAATTACTTCTCGCATGCGTGTGGGTCTGTAAATGCTTTTAATAAGGACTTTTGTTAGATCCCATGCTGTAACTCCTTGTCTACTACCTCCAACAAAATAGTCCTTCATTTCGCTTTGCAGTTCGTCACTAGCAAAACCAATGAGTTGGTTGACCGTAGTAGCTTTTAACACATGATATCCGGTTGTGAGGGAGCCATACGAGTCCACCACATGCATTGTTTTATTCGTGTGATCAACAAGGATTCGCGGAAGTTCTGCATTTCGTGTGTCAGGAAAGAAAACGCTAAGAAGATGGCATGCCGTTGCTACATCAATCAGTTTCGGCCATTTGCCAAGTTTTGGTACTACAAGATCTCGCACCATTGTCTTTGTAAATTCCTTCGCGTCCTTTTCACTGATATTCACCAACATAGCTAGAAATATATTTACATAACAATAACCGTCCTTCGATATATACAAATGCTCATCATCATTTGTTGGTAAGTCGACGTACTTTGCATCTCCTGTATTCCCGATCACCAAATGATTCTTCGTGGGAATTTTCAAGTCCGATAGCACTGGCTTACCATCATCCAACGTTGCGCAACAACAACTATACATAAAATTATTATTAAGTCTACTAATACACGCCTCTGTTAATCCTACGGATTCAATGGCATTACCCTTGAGTTGTTGCCTTAACACTTCAAAGTTTGTGGACATGAGTAAATTACCGATTGCAAGCTCACGTTCTCCATTCGGATTCTTTCTAACTCTATGCTGCGCGTATCCATCCTTAGGATTGATCTTCTCAAAGTAATTTGCAAAGAATCTCTTTGCATGATAACCCCTCTTTCCCCACAGAAAGTTTCCGTTTGTATCAAGTTGGTTGTCACACATAAGAGCTGTGTTCACATGCGCCTTGCCAGATATCTTATTCCGAAAGTTTTGAAGGCTACCTGACTGATTTATATCTGACCTATTTTTACACCAGCGCGCAATTTGCAATAGTTCTGAATGTGCGGATTTGAGTGCGGATTGATCCCCAAATCCTGACTTGCTAAGCGCATCATTCAGTCGAGATATCATCTTGAAAATTTCCCCTTCTCTGCCATTAGTTATGCGTAAAATGTCCGCATGCACACTTATATCAATTTGCCGCTTCTCTCGTTCGATGGCGATAGTGCGCATTAACGCTTGCACATGTGGCAAACTTGTTTCGCGTATTTCCTTTTCAAGATCTGTCACGTCTCCCAATAATGGTTCAATAAAATTTTCACCACTCCGCTGCGCGATTTCATTCATGCACTTTAAACACGTTATTTTCCCACTGGTGAAAAACAACTGGTACAGTTGGGCGTGCAATTTACCAATTGTTGGTAATGGTATGTCTCGCTCGCACGGTCCTTCATGAGTGACGACCTGATGCCTGAGGAATTCTGTACTGAAGGCGTCAAAATACTGTGCACTAAGTGAATAATGAACAGTAGAAGTGAGAACTTCATGAGACACTTTGCTCACTGCATCCACAATACCGTGTTTGCTACGTCCGCGAACAACAATGAAATCATGAGCGTTATCAGATAAGAATGATCCAACAAGTCGTGACTTCTTTATAAGGAGACCACTATCCCCTCTCTTAAGAAAGCATGTTTCTATATTGTATCTGGGCTGCGCAATGTCAGAGATTCGTTGTAGAATTTTCTTGGCTCCTGCATTTGTGCCAAGATCAACAGCGCGTATTTTGCGTTCCATGTGTCGAACCTTCACTAATGGTAAGGTCCCATACTCGGTTCTCTTGAAGCGCACGCTGCCGCTGCTTCCTGCAATTTCAATTGCTCCGCATTTCTTCTTCATAATGTGGATAACCTGATCAATAATCAGCTGGATTTGGTTTTCGTTTTTAATTACAGGTCTTTTCATACGGATCTTCCGCTGCTTGACAGAAGTTGCTCGTTTAACACCTTTTGCCAGTGGTGCTGCATCCTGTTTCGCTGCCGGTGCAATCATTCGATCTACAATTTGAGGTTCAATTGTAAAATCTTCCTTCGCCAGGTTTCGACGTGTGCTTTTAATTGCTGGTTTTCCTCTTTCCAAAAGCACAACAGGAAAAGTTTTGATTCCTGCGAAAGCTGCTTCAATCTGGCTCTCTGCTTGCTTAACAAGCAGCTGGCCCATCCTAATGGGCGTCGGTTCGGCGGGGAACGTTCCAAAACTAATGTTTCGGAAAATGCTGATGTCGCTGTTCAAGTTACAAGAGAATGTGACAGCCATTGTGTGAAGGTGTGGGAGTAGTAATAAACGATGTTTTGGTCGGGATTCAAAGAAATCGGAAAATTCGAAGATTTAAAAGCTTGAAAGTTCGTGAGTCGAAGTTTTAAGCGTTTATGAGTGTTGTTG